CCAACAAGCAAACACTTTATGAATTGGTGGATATTTGTCAGAGGTGATTTTAACAATCACCCACTTGTCTGGTCTGTAATCACTCATACTTCAACTACCTTTAGTTCAAATCGATCAGCACGATCTTCGTAGTTGATATAACCACGAGGATTGCAAACAACACGAGTGCTACCAATCATATAATCAAAGTCTTCATGAGTATGACCATGAGTCCACAATTTAATTCCTGGACGAGTAAGAATAAAATCTTCAAGTCTAGAATTGTAAGCACCATTCATCAATTGATCATGCTTGTAACGTGGATGCTCTGAACCTTTGCTTGGAGCATGATGACCAACAACAACCATTGTCATCCATGGAGGAGTGACTTTGTATGTTTCATCAATCAGATTCAACATTGCTTTATGGTCTTCAACAGCATCCTGTGGAGACAAAGTTGCTGGACGAGTCTTGAATTTAACTTTCTTTTTATCAGCAGCATCAGCATCAAATACTCTGTAGTTAACCATTCGATTACTGTTTTCGCAAATCTGAAAGTCATTCATACGACGAGACACATGATTCATGGTCATCTCATCTTCACCATTCATATCAGTCCAGAGTGTTCCACCGACAAAACGATAGTCACCATGATCCCAAACTTGTTTTTCAAGAAAGTGCACATTGTCTAAACTATGATCTTTTAACATAGTACGAATTTTGCTTGCACTAGTGGCGTAATCACCATGGTAGTGCTCATGATTACCCATAACATAAACAACATGGGGAAACTGGAATGAGCAACGCTTAAAGAAGTCGATAAATCTTTGACTCTTAGCACCTTCTAAGAAGTTGTGTGGATCTGGTTTGCCAAGATCAGCAGTAACCATGATGTCACCACTAAGCACAAGCACTTCCGCACCCTCAGTGTTTTGTAACATGAGGTCACCGAATTCTAAATGTACATCAGAACAAATTGCTATTTTCATATTCATTTCTCAGTTAAGTGCAACCATCCAGTTGCTATAATTTTTTCTTCATTCGGAGCAACAATGCCCCTATGTGTATGTGTCCAGTCTGCTGGCCAGATCACTGTTAAACCCTTTTCTGCTTTTAATGCAGTTTCACCACGCACTTCACGTTGGTGGGCAAATTCTGTTCCACCACCTTCTGCTACATCATTCAGATAAGTCATAAACACTAAGTGTCTATTGCAATTTGGTTCACTTGCTTTAGATCTTTCAAAGTGCCAAGTTTTAAATCCACCACCAGCAGGATACTTTTGGATATTCATACCCTCTACTGGCAGAACACCAGTCACACCAGATGTTTTCCATTTTTCCATGTATAACGCAACACATTCTTGTAATGCATTGGCATATTGCATTTGCATTAATTCATCGATGTTTAAATGTAAATCAGTCGAGTGTTTAATAGAATGATCTACCTCACCTGACTTGGTCACACCATCTTCCCACTTATGTTGATTCGAATTGTAATAGTCAACTAGCATATCGCAAAGTGCTGGATCAATGTACCAGCCCATTACAAATATATTTTCTTTATTTACAATATGTTCTTTCATACCTATATTATACCCCAGATCCGAATAAAAGACAAGAACTATTTTAAGAAAATTTGGATAGATGCACGAATTGCACCGACTGGAATAATTGGAGTTACTGTGTGATATACTCCACCAGTTTGTATAACCATCATATTATATTCTGGAATCAATCCTTTAATTTGGTCATCTTCTCTATAAAGAAATAAACCACCATCATCTTGACCCCAAACATCATTTAGATAAATTGTAATTCCTGCTTCATAGTTTTGATCAGTGTGCCATGGGATATAAGATCCACGTGTCCAGTAAAAGAACATCATTTTGACTTCTTTAACTGATGGAATTTCAGATCTAGTTTTTAAGTCTTCTAGTATTCTTTGATACAGTTCAGAATCATCTGGTATATCATTAATCAATACAGGAGAACTTTCCTGCACTAATTCATATCCCCATCCAAAATTAGTTCTAAGATTTTTACCACGAAATTGTTCCTGTGAGTGCTTCACACACTCTAAGATTAAATCATTGGATAAAGCATTCTTAATTGTGTAGATCATTTTCTTTTCTCTCTTTATAATACTTGAACAACTTAACACAATGAGCAAATTGAATTGGATCATGATCTGGATTCGGCAGTTCACCGAACCACTCTAGCATTTCTTCATACATCTTAATTACTTCTTCGTTGGTCATAGTATGGATTGTGTGGGTTTCTTATTGGAATCTGTACTGGAAACGAACCCACTGCTGTATCCAAACTGATGTTGACATTATATGTATAAGTCGTGCATCCAGAGATTAACACAACGAGAACCAGCAATAATTTCATGGGAGGTAAATTTTTCCATCGTTCTGCTCGACTTCAATGCCACGAACAATCATATCAGGCATATCGTCAATCCAGACATGGATGTTAATATTGTTGGCATACATGTATGCACGCTTTCCTTGCATCGCAGTGAAGTAACAATTCTGACGACCAACCATCTGGCCAATCGAACCAAGCACTTCTTCATCGTTGGGGTTTGCACGTGCAGTGACGCAATAGACATTATGTCCATTCTTTAGTGCGAGACCAATAAAGGCATCCCACATCTGAGGATCCCTTGTATATGTGTCATCAAAGTCTATCGCTAGATTCATCTTTAATCCTTTTGTTTTGCGCTTTTCTTTCCGACTTCCAGAAAATACGCTTCCAGTCTCTCAGATGCTTCCACCATTGAGGTGCTCTTTTTATATTTCCTTGCTTTACATTCGCCATATAATTCTCCACCATAATATTCTAGGATGTAATTCATCTTTTTGATCATGAGATAATTCTTATCAACATCCTCTGGATGTAACCACTTAGGATTTTCGCTATCCTGTGTTGCGTAGTATTCATCCAACTGATACTGTAAAAGATCTCTGTGCTCAGTTAGTGTCAATCGTGTGATACGATCTGCCGTTTCAAAATCCATACTTAATGCGTTCATCTTGATATCCTCAATTCTGCATCTGGATTATCCCAGCATGCGTTACGATACTTGTAAACAAAATTACAAAGTCCTTCATAGTCACCCCAACCATTCTCGGGATTAAACTGTTTAAATCTTTCTGGGTCGGAAAGTAAAATATTCCAACCTTCATCCAGCAACTCAGAAATATTTCGTGCGAACAGCAAATTACACTCATCTGGTCGCCATAGCACCTGATATAGTGTCATACCATTGGACAACAAAACCTCACCAGCCATCTTACCCAAGTTATGAGTAATGTTATTATTGTACACTGAAGTGGGTTGTGTGACCATCAAATCAACATCAAGACTCATTGTTTATCCTCAATAAAATTTCTCACATAGTTCATGGCTTCTAATGCTTCTGTTTCGGTGCAACCATAAATCTCCATAATCTTTGATACTGTTAAATCAAGACACTCATCGTAAGTATGATCAATCGTGTGCGCCATACTATACCAAAGGCTAAGGCACTCACTTACATTATAGAATGCGTACCATGCAGAGCCACCCCAACGAGAGTAAGACATTATTGTAGTGTCCTTTCATGATCAGCAGGTCTTTTCAATATTGCTGCATTCATGATCTTATTAAAGTCATCATGACTTTCAAATTCTTGATTCATCCTTACCAAACGAGCAAGAATGATAGATGATAGATGTAGTGGATCTAAGTCATAATCAACAAGCATTTTACTCAATAAATCATCTATTTTTAATACAAGTGTGTTTATATCCAAGTCACTCATTTCAAATCCTTGTTCCAGTAATCATCGGTCTTGTTAAACCAAGAGTCCTGAGCAGAACCAGTGGTATCTTTCTTAAACTCATAGTTAATCTCTGCCCACTGGTCATCGGTAAAGGTATGGGATCCATCGCACTTACCAGTGGGTGAACGACCACACCAGCATCTGGCCATGTCATCTGCAGTTATTCCATATTTTTCAGTCATGATAGTTCTCTGCTAATTTGCCACTGCCAATGTGCATACAATTCTTTATATGCTCTCAATACTTCTTCGGGAAGCGAATTACCTTTTTGCAATTCACTCTCAATTACTCTTCCAAGAGCACGTGCAAGACGTAACTCGCTTAGAGATCCAACCTGATTCACCTCAAAGTCTACCATATATTATCCTTTACATTTTCTTGTTAGTCAAGTATTTAACACTACCAAACCATGTTCCACTACCATAGATTCCATACCTATTTAAGTACAGGGTCACACCAATACTTAGTGCTTGTAATCCTATTAGGGAAAGAAAGATTATTAAGGCTGTGAACACTCTATCTCTGCCATCTCTATTATCTTATGGGTAAAAGTTTGGAGAAATATAGAGAACCATAGCTGATTCAATACTTCCTGTGGTGCGCCACATTCTACTGCAAGTTCTCGTAGTGCTTCGTTCATTCTTCAACTCCAAAATGTTTTCTAATCAAATCACCCTGTGTCTTACCACCTTCAGCAAGTATCCAATCAACCTGATTAGCACATTCCTGCACAATCAACTCGGCGAACTTTATTTCTTGTGCCGTTGCTGCCGATCCATACACCTGTACTGCAAGTTCTTTAATTCGTTCGTTCATTTTCCAACCCCGAAATGTTCAATCACTGCGTAATTCAATTCTTTTGCAGGGTCATCCATTTTTTTATTCTCCAGGTCCATGCTTGCTTGATGTTTGATTTGAACCATCGCAATTTCACGCATTAGCAGGATAGCAAACTTTTCTAGATTGGTACGATACACTGGCGTATAACCACCATCTAACCAATGGCTCACCTCTTTAGCCTTTCTAGCCAATTCTTTAATTCGTTTGTTCATATAATCTTTCCGATTGTATTGTAGATCAATTCATCCAACACTGCCTGATAGTCTCTACCACATCTACGAAGGATCCAAATTTTTTCAATGAGATCATTTTTACCGTAGACATAGTCACTATCACGAGACTTTAGTTCTTCAATAAGATCATCGGTATCAAATTCAGAGATATCGACTTCGACTTCAGTGGTAATGTACATATGCAACCTTTTAGAGTGAAAATTTTTCTCGGGAATTTTTTTCTAGGGTTTAGTTTAGAAAACCTGTAGCTATAGCCAATGCAAAAAGAATTGTACTAAAGCCAATAACAATGAATGTGAATCTTACAGAGATAGCCATAAAGAGTGCAAGAAGTGCCCACCAATAACTTCCTGTGAAGATTAGTGTCATAGCGATTAGGAAAAGGATTAGAGAAGTCATAGTGGAGATGATGAAAATTAAGGGTGGGCTAGATTGCGCTCTCGGGATGAGTAGGAGTCCCTTGCAAATACAGATTTTGCAAAAGGGATACCCCTCCCTCACATACGTGTTAGCTGCACATCATACACATGTTGTACCATTTTATTGTCGTAGTATCTAACAGTCGTAGCGTATCCAGCATTTTTGCCCATACACTCTAGCACATAGAACAACGCATCATTTTGCATAGTAAAATCACTGCTGTTACGATTCTTAATCGCAGTCGTGGTGGTCTTGTAAGAAACACCATTAACAATCACACGTATCTTAGCCATTGATCTTCCTTGTTCCGTAGTACATCGATGCTAATCCTACCACAGCAATAGCCAACAGTGGCAACAATTCACTATCTGTAGCATTGTCCATGCCACCAACAGCACCAAACACTAAGAAAAATCCAACAATCACTCTAATCATAATATATCCTCTCTATACAGTACCCTCTCTAGGAACCCGTCCTAGAGAGAACCCCTCTTAGGCAGCAACCCTTGCTTCCATCATCTCAGACAAGATGAATTTGGCAATATTGATGTTCTTGCGTGCTTGATCAGTTGCTTGATCGTGACCAAATGTCATCAATTCTTGCGCATCAGAGAGAACCCCCATCGCAACCATTTCCAAACCACTCAAACGAGCAGTGATGGAATTCATATATTCTTCACGAATGTCAGCTTCAGACATACCGTAGCAATTCTTTTCAAATTCAGTCATTTTCAGTCCTTATTCAAATTCGTAAAATTTAACTGAGGGATCCAGCTGCTTGAGTTGACGTGCAGCAGCAGTCAATTCACGATACTTCGCCTGAACGACATTGCGTGGCAACTCACCATCACATGTAAGGTTTTCAGGGCTGAGGTCAGAATCGATGCAATCAGCAAGACGCTGGCGATCGACTGGGTTTTCCAAAGAGTACTGAGTGCTTTTGAAGATAGCATTCCACTGATTCTTCTTGGCTACATACGCATTCAACTGTTTCATTTCTAGTCCTTTTCTCGAGTTCATAAGGTATATTCTACAGCCATACACCATTAGAGACAAGCACTATTTGCACACTCGTAAGTTGTTGATATTACAAGGAAAATAGACCATACAGATCAAAGGGTTATCTCGATGAACCCTAACACAGTGATTATGCCCTAAGTCAAGTGTCTAGGCAACTTTAAATTGCAATATTGCAGAGTAATACCTTAGTTTTCCACCTCACTCCACAGGTCACCATCCTCCACGAAACGACCAGAGCCAAGATCAATCGGTTTCATAGGGGCAATCGGCTCAGGTGCATCGTGATTATTAATGCGCCATCGTGCTTCTTCACCACCATCAGTCGTGTTCATCCATTCCTTCTTCACCTTGGACATCGTGGCTTTTTGCTTGTCTGGCATCGCACGTGAGTTACCGCATGAGCGAGAACAATATGGTCCACGCTTGGTGTGAATGATGCCGCATTTAGGGCAGGGCTTTGGTTTATACGCCATCGTATCTCACTGGGCTATGATCACATAAATAGCGATTTTCGCCCACTACGATAACCATAGAGGAATCAAAGCAATAATCACCACTAGCACGATCCATCCATACTTCGACAGCTTTGTCTCTGGGTCGTCGTCCACTCTACGAAAGTAATCATAGTCTGGATCGTATCTATATCGTTTACCTTCATAGATGAATTCTTTGGTTTCTTCGTTCATGATTTAATCCTGCGCCACACGACTTCAAAGGTTCTTGGGTTCAGCATTATCTCCCATCCTTTTGGTATTACCTCAGGGAATAGACTCATTTTACCGTTGGAGTGCTTATACATCTTCATAGTTTGTTTCCCCACTCATCAGTTTCCACTGCCCAGTGAGTCGTGATCCAGTCACTAATGCAAAGTTCCTCAGATATGTCCACGTAATTATTGTTTTGGATCATTTTCGTTACCCAGTAAGTGTAGTAAGACTGTAAGATCTGGTCGGTGCGCCATGTTTCTTGCACATGCTGACCAAATTCTCCAGGAAAAACGATTGTGTAGTACTTCATTTTGTTTCTTCTATATGTTGTACCAGTAAGTCTTGAATTATCTTATGTTTGCTTGGCATGATCGAGACCACCAGTAGCTGGTTTAAGATTTCGAATATATCTGTTCGTTGCTTCCAAGTCCCTACGAATATACCCTTTGGATCACGCATTCCTCGTAGTTGCTCAGGTGCACTGACTATGATATAATCTGACATTGATAGTGAGGTATTGCTTGGATATTTCTTTCCCAGATCGTTTATGATCCAGTACTTTGCTTCGTTTGCATTACCTGCTATTACTAGGGTCTTCATCTACGGTATAGGTATAGTTACGTTTCTTGGCGAATGCATCAGCGTCTGCCAGTGAGCCTAATTTAAATTCGTCTTTCTCGAGTCCAAAGTGTTTTAGTACGTATGAACCTGCCGTGTCCCACTCATGCTGATGAATAGTTGCAATATCAGCACATTCACGAATAATCAACTCAGCAAATGCTTGAAGTCTTACATGAGAGATGCAGTGCTCCACTAGTGCTTCTTTGGCTATATCACTTAGTATTTTATTCATCACCAAACACCTTGTCCATCCAGCCAACGATTGCCACCATGGCCATGAGTCCAATGTCATTTCCCCAATTAAAGTACAGTATTACTGAACTACTGAGAACGACTGCGATGGCGCAACCTTGTTTGATTTTACTATGCAAGTTTATCGATGTTTTGACCATTTTGATTTAACTCTCTGTTTCTTTCTATACGTATTCTTTCGGCTTGTAGACGTATATCTATCTGACGAATTTCCTGCTGTCGTTGTGCTCGCCTGTCCTGAATATGACGAATTTCTATCGCTTCATGATAGGCTTTGAGTCGCTTAATTGATTCAATCATGCTTGGTTAACTTACGCTTGGTGTAAGTAATCGAGTAAAGTGGATTGCTATAGTTACCCAGATGTACGTCATGCTCATCGGCAACTTCACAGATTATTTTGTGCTCAGTTGGTAAGTGTAGACCAATGCTGGTATCGATTAGCCAACGTGGATTCGTTTCGGTTATCACCACTGCATGTAGGTCTTCCAAGTGGTTTTCAAGTTTACCAGTCTCAGCGAAACCTATCAGTAATAATTGTTGTGGTTTATCTGGTACGTGGACTCTTAGAAGTGCATTGCAAATCACCACCTTGGAACGTATTCCATTCTGAAGTAACAATGAGTAAAGCACCTTGGAAGCAGATGTACATGCTCCAAGATACTTTTTAATTAGACCAGTTTCCTCTAACATAGTGAGGACTGATTTAATTTTTACATCGTCTTCGCTAGTGGTCAATTTGCAGTTAATCATAGCAGTTGCCTTTTAAAAATAGTGTAGTAAGCACCCATGGGCTCGATTTCATCATCGAGATTTTCGTCCATTACCTCATCTTCGGGGATGTCATAGTAGTCACGAATTATGTTATACTTATCTTTCAGGGCATCGGCATACTCACGATAAACTCCAAGGATGGATTCACCATCATCGGTGACCTCATGAAGAACAAACACCATTTCTTTTCCAAGGCTATCAATCATATTAATTCCAATCTTTCTTGTCACCAAATCGTTCGTTGAACTCATAACCCATGAAGTAAGCACGCATCTCAGCGATAGTCATATTCTCTGGCTCAACACGATCACCATTGTACGTACCTTCAGGGTAATAGTGAGGATCTTGTGGACGATGATAGTAACTATCGGCTGAACCACGATCAAAGGGAGAGCCATGAGTGCGATCAAATATCTCACCACGGTATTCAACAGTATTTCCATCTTCAATAATTGCATTCATAACAAATCCTTAGTCAATTTGAACATCAACAACACGACCATCACGAACGATGTAGTAAGCACTGACACGTCCGTAACTAACACCAACGCAATTGTTGGCAGCATAGGCAGTATAGGTATTGATACCTTCCTCAGCCAATTTCACTTTCACAATCTCGAGATCACTCTCGTAATTTTCATAAATCATTTTCATTTCCAATTAAGCAGTCAACATGTAAGTAGCCAGATCTTTCCAATCTTTGTTGGAAGCACGAACCTTGGCAACAGCGATCAGGGTACGCAGAGAAATTTCTTTCACTTCGTCTTTGATCTCACGAATCAAACCAAGCGCATCAGACTTGATCTTTGCATCGTACTCAGGCAAGAACTCAGCCAAACCAGCGATGAATTCCATACGATCGATCTTTTGATCAGTGCTCATCGACAAGTCGATCATCATTGAACGACTACGGATGGCTTGGTCAATCTTGTCTTGATCCATGTTGGAGATGAAAATCACACGACCAGTAAACTCGAAACTGCGTGGCAGATCGTCGTCCTTCATGTCAGCATTCCAAGAGATGATACGCTTGCCGTAAGAATCCAACGCACCTTTGAGCAGGTTCAACGCAACTGGATCTTTCAGCACTGCATCACAGTCATCAAACACGATAACTGATTTCTGATTCTCGAACAAGGTACGATACAAACCCTTGGCAGTGGAGTAACCCTTAACCATGGTGAAACACTTGCGTGCATTGAGCACATCACCAACTTGGAAGTCAGCCAGATCAGAGATATCCTTGAGACCATTGGATTCAAGAGTCTTGATTACGGTATAAGTTTTGCCGAGACCACCTTCACCAGTGATAACAGCGGATGGCTGAACACCAGAAGCAACCATGTTCACTAACTTTTCCACGAAACCGAATCGTGTATTAATGTCGAAACGAGATTGTTTTTCAGCCACTGCAGCGATGTGCACATCCATGTCACCGACCATTTTTGTCACTTGACGCTCCACGTATTTTTTAGAATAAGACTTGATAGTCTTGGTGCCAACTTTAGCGATGTAGTTAGTTCCATCGAAGGTGATAGCTGTTACGTTTTTCATTTCACTTTTCTCCATAATTTCAACGATAGAGTAATCTTATTCCAGCCCAGCATTACCGACAACCACTTTTTTCTCCACTCGTAAGTTGTTGATTTCACAGGGATTAATTCCCCTCAATCGTTGCGGGGATTAGCGAATTTCACTGTGATTTGTGCGTCTTCAGCCCCTACCGCCCACACGCACTCGCTAAAAAAGTGTGAAATTTCCTCGAAAGATTCGAAAACGAAAGTATTACCCGACTCGTCTGTGACTTCAAACATAGATTCCCCTTAAAGATTCGATTATATCTCGTCTCTCCACTACAGACAATAAAAACCCCACTCTAGGTGGGGTTATTTGGTCTGACTTGCTAACGTCCTATATCCAGCGGGATTCGGGTGGACTCCATCGGGACTCATCTGTTTCTCTGGTCTAGGTAAGACCACGTCTCCATATTCTTTCGCAATCTTCTCAATGGCTTCTTGTTGTTTCGGTTTTCTCTCCATCCCAGGACTGATCCAATATACTCGCTCAGTGCTCAATTGCGCACGCATTTTACGCAATTCAGCCTCAGTCTTCACTCCTGGATGATCGTTGGCACCAAGTGATATGATTGTGGTCTTTGTCTGCTTGGTTGATGCCATTCCAAGATAGTCTTTGTTCCACTGCCAACTATTCCATCCACCACGTGAATAACTCACGCAATCTGGACGATACATTGCAACTCCAACTGCTACTGAATCTCCAACAATCATGCAATCAATCATACACTCTCTCCACTTTCTCGCTTAGGTTAATGTTAAAAATTACTCGTCTCCTAGTATTAATCGGAAATCCACTAGTGTGGTATTGAAGACCATCAAACATCAGTAGACGATTGGCTTTTGGAGTTATACTGTGTTCAATGGTAAAACCACTTCTTACAAACAACGATGCAAATTGTTCTTTCTCTTCATCAGATGCGTTAAAAGAAAGATTAAAATTTAGTGGATTCTGTTGTTGATGAAATAATCTTGTATCCCCATCACTATCATTAAGATAGAAAATTATTGATTTGTGTTCGGAGTGTGTATCAACATGAGGTAAATTATAGTTGCTTGACGTAACATCTGGAATTGATAGTGTCATCACGCATCTGATTCTAGTTAAATTATCTTCAGTATATCCTAGTTTATGCAACATGTACATGAAGTATGGTTTCAGGTGGATATATTCATCCGAAATGATTTTCTTACCATTATCATAAAGCGCAGCAGCAAAAGCATCAATTTCTTTTGCCAATGGATCATCAATCTGTAACCAAGATGGCGCAGATATCGCTGGCATATAATGCACAGGGAAACGTGGTCCAAGAACAAATTCTTGTAACTCTTTGAACTGTTCTTCTGGAAAGAAATTATCAATTACTTGCATATGCATCTATAACAAAGTTTATGACTCTTCTGTCTTTACTGTATACTGGACTGGATGACGCATGCATTCTGTTTGATTCGAATATCACGCATCTGTTTTTCTTTGGTGCTACTCTTTTAGCGATGGTGAGTTTATCTGGATTCTTTCCATCGTAGAATTCATTGAACAAGAATGTATCTCCATCACTGTCATTACAATAGTAAACAATACTGTATGCATTGCTAACAGCATCATGATGTGGTGTGTTATAATTCGATGGAGTCGATTCTGGATTTCGAACTAGAATATTATATTTTACACGCACCTCATGATTAAATTTAATCTCAGCAACTTTCTGTTTAATCATATAAAGAAGTGGGGAGATTAAATCGTAGCAGGTTTCTTTATATTCATTCAAGATAAAAAGAGGTGCTGATAGTTGTCCTATATCTTTAACATTTTCGTCTGTGTATATGTCTGGAAATTGATCTGTTGGATAACTCGTAGTCTCCATGTAGTGAAACTTTAACCAGTATGGAAGATTTTCTAAACTGTTGCTATACTGTTCATCCATTACATCATCTAGTACTAGTATCATGTTAACTCTCTGTAGTTCTTTCCATCTATCTGTTTGTACAATTCTTCTTTGATAATATCGAATGATATTGTTATTCTTGGTTGTGGGGATATATTATAATCAGTCCAATGAACTACGAATGATGGAAACATAATCATCTCTGTATTGACATTTGGGATTGGTAGGACATCTCGATCTAAAAATGGATTACGAAAATATGTATGAGTGTTATGTGTTTCTACACATAAATTGCCAGACAAGTAAGAGTAGAATTGTGGTACATTACCACCTGCATGGCCATCGGCATGGTGGTGTGGAACAATGCATCGCTTTGGATCATTTAGAATATTTGCCCAACATTGTATGTATGTTTTTTCTGGCTCTCTTCCAATATCTTTCATTAAAGAAATATATTGTTCTCGTATAAATTCTTTCAGTTGTTTGATCTCTGGATAGTCCCAATCAAGAAGATTGTACTTCCAAAGTTTGGATGTTAACCAATTTTTGTTATCACCTTCCTCTGGAAATTGTTTTAGTATCTTCGAACCTTCTTTAAGAACAATATTAGCAAGAACCTCATTCTGTATTTTACATTTTGATCTATGATACGAAAATGAGAAATCAGGAGTGAATATGGACTGACTTTTAAATACAAAAGTTTCTATCATCCACCACGACCTGCTGCACGTTTAACAGGTTTATTGGCAATATTATTAACTGCACCTTTAACTGCTCTGTTCGCCTCACTTTTACTGAATCCTTTAGACTCAAGTTGTTTTCTGGCTTTTTTCTTCGCACGTTTCAGCAGTTTCTCTGCATGCCATTTATCAGCGAATGTCATTGGTTTAATTTCTTCTGTCATAGTTTTCTCGCTCTGAATACTACTGCATAACGCATTTGTTGCGCCCATGGAGCAGTTGGTTTGGTTGTATGTAACGCTCTTCCATCATATATGACCACACGTCCTGCGACTGGTGGAACTATTGCATATGGATAACCAACATTGAATTCTCTGGATTGTCCGAATCCTCTTTGGAACTGTTGTTTGTCACCAGTGCTCTCGTCATCTGCATAGAATACATTCTCTGCCATCCAAGTTGGATACCATTGCAGATTAGCCATATACAGTATAGTATAGTGTTTTTCTTGTTGCAGGTCAATTGTATCTCTATGTATTGCATGAGATCGTTTGATTGTCTCAGATGGCTGTGCGTTCACATAGCATAGTGAGTATGCATTCGGTCTCAACTTTGGATCAGCCATTCCTTCTGTATCACCATCGATAACAAACTGGTTACCAAAGTTAGAATTGATAATGTTCCACAACTCTTGGATGACTGGATGTCCTTCACCACGTAGTCCAAATACGCAACGATGCATGTACTGATTGTTCAGTGATGGAACACTCTCATCCATGTATTCTTTTTTGTTGTCTATTGGTTTGTAGTAGATCACAGAACCAACGTCTGGATAACTGACATCCTTGCGAGTAGCATGGAAGGTTTGATTTTGTATGTATTCCCAGACTCGCCAACGAAGATCATCTGGTATTAAATCATCATATGCTTCAACTGAATATGTTTTCATAACGATCTCTCAGGGAAATAATCTTTTAGTGTTCCTTCTCTACTTATGTCTGAAGTAATACAGTGAAGTCCGCCATCCCAGAAGTAACGATGTCTGAAGTTAACAAGGTGAGGAGTGATACCACGCTTACTAAATGCATTGAATACTTCATCGCTATAACCAGAGCATGCAACATTCTTTTCATCAATAACAAGCATGTTGACATCGAACATACTTTCTTCTACGTAGCCAACCCAATGACTAAGCCATGATTCTACAAACTCTGTAAACTCATCATTTAATTCTTCTCCTGGAACCCACCACTTGCCTCTGTTCTTATTCTTTAACTCCAGAAATGGTTTCACTTTATTCCATCCTTGGTCTTTGAGATAGATCACTTCCCAATCAGGGAATGTATCTTTGTATGTTGGTATGTCGCAGAGACTAACGATAAGTCCAGGAACAACAGGACAGAATGTTCCATCAGAATGTCCTTCAGTGTCAATAACATGACAGCGATAATCTGGAAATTGCTCTTGATAGTTTTGTTTTAATATGTCAAGTGCTTGTCCTTTAAATCGATCAAGTACTTTACTACCTGCACTCCACCATCCAACAGATGTACCAAAATATAAATCTTTTCCAATACGTGTTGTTGTTGCTGAATTAAAACAATGAAGTAATGCTGGGTCTTTCGGTGGATTAACAACTTTAATATTATTAACTATCTGGTTACCCTGCTGATTAATATGAATTAGAGCATCATCCCACATGATATCTGTAGCACCAAAGTAATTTTTATTAAATCCATCTTCATGCATTGATTGGATAAATTGTGATTTAAAATAGAACTTATCACCAAGCATGATTGTATAATCTCTTGGGCACATTGGTGGTGGTTGAATCTTACCATTGTGCATATATGATCTATAATTATCACTCAGTTTTGGTCGAATAACTTTGACACCAAATTTCTCTAACAAATGTATCAGTGATTGATAATCCTCTTCAGTCTCTTCAGCAATGCGTTCCATCACTGTTCGTACTCGAGGATTTTTGATGAATGAATAGAATTGTGGCGAGTAGGATCTGCCAACCAAACAGCTGCGCAGTGGATCCCAATGTTGATACACAGAGTACATTATAATTTTCCCAGTTCTTCGTAACCATCTATTTGTTTATACTTTGCAACTTCACCAAGATAAAGATATTTGTATCCTCTTCCTTTATAGATAGCACATGCGTTTTTCAAACTCTCTATTCCAAGTTTAAGATCTGGATTTTTATAGTCCCATGCAAACTCAATCGTTTCAGCGTTATCCCTATCATGCAATCGAATCATATCCCATGCGACAAACTTTCCACTATCATAGTAACATATCATTTCAATATTAGCATCAGTATACTGACTATCGAATATTCGCCACACACTACCAAAATTCTTGTGGGCGCAATATTCTTTGTATATTCTATTATACTCAGCAATCGATTCACTATGCAGGTACCACTCTGTAGTGGAAGTGTAGTTAGTTTTATCTAAATCAATTCTACAAAATTTCATCGCCAGTTAACCACTTCATTTAAATCTTCGGTACTCCAGAGTTTGTAATATCCTTTACTCTTTAACTGATCTGATGCGATCTTCAGCGCATCTCGTTTTTGTATCAGTAGTAAGGCACATTCTCCAAAATTCATCGTCACACCATTGATAATTTCTACTGCATCTGGGTGATCTTCAAGCACTACATAATTTTTTGGTATCAATTCTGTATTAAGGTTTTTAGCATAACTGTTAAATTGAGAAGCAGTTATCTTAGTATGATCATAACAAATAACTAAAACATCATACGTATCTAAGAGAGAGACAATCTTGTAAATATTTGGTACTTCAAAATCGATATAGATCTTTTTATCTAACCTAGCCTTGCGTGCATATGGACATGGAGACCAATTGTCTAATAATGAATTTGGTTTTTCTAAGAAAGACTCTATCCATTTATACAATGCAGTAGTTATGTACTCTTTATTCATATAAAATCAAATCGGTATCCAGTGATTCGGATTGCGATATGCACCAACATCAAACAATTTCTCTGCTGGTACTATGTCAAATGCTATTGTTATTCTTGGTCGGTCTTCAGTCCACTCAGAAGATTTATGTTGGTCATTTCCACTTCTGCTAATAACAATAAGATTATCTTGGCTTGGTACTGTAATAACTTTATTATCATGTAGAAATTTATACTGTGTGTAAGAGTTTGGTTCAACATCTAAACAATAGAAACCATGCCATGAATCTGCTTTGGTTTCCCAGTGTCCATGCCAATCAATGAAGTCACCTTTGTAATAAAAGTTCAACCAACATTGTATAAAGTAATCATCATACGAATCGGTGTTTACTTCACGAAAAACTTTTTGGATGGATCTGTAAAGATTATGTATACCTGGAAGTGGGTACATTAGATAATTATATCTATCAAACAATTTTGTAGAGAGTGTTACTTGCCCACTGTATGTTACATCCAATGGATCTCTTTCTGTACCAAAAATTGTCGTTGGTGTTAGTTCAAATGTTTTCCCGATGTATGAATGCATGTAGTGTGCAGTTTTTCTTTGCACTTCTAAATTCAAATCAAGAGTCTCTGTGTATAAAAAGTTTTCTATTATATTCATAGTTACCAATGTCTGATTACACCTGCTATAATAAAGATATTCGCAATGATGTAAATAGCAACAATGCAAATACGAATATAGGCAACACGATCAGCTTCCTCATCTGTGTTGCCTACTTTTTCTCCGAGTGCTTTGGCTAAAAGCACGAACCATGTACTGCGTTTATTTTTCTTTGGAAATAACATACTCTATTCAATTTGGTGCCCTCAGTCGGTTTCGAACTGACCACCTTCTGATTACTAAACAGATGCTCTACCAAATGAGCTATGAGGGCGATATAACTACTTATGTGCTCTTGGAGCAGGATATCGGATTCGAACCGATGACATTCACGTTGGCAACGTGACATTCTACCACTGAATTAATCCTGCACTATGCAGCCATGTACGACTTATATCTATCTGCAGCATATGAAGCAGCAAATGCTCTTGGCTTTACCATTGGTACTACGTTACACATACCTTTGATATAACCGACTGCTTCATTAATAACACAAGAAGAACCATGCATTTCATTCGGGTTGATGTCCAAATGAACTTGCACTTCACGATCTTCTAATACATCATGCAACTTTAGATACAACTCTGCAATTTTATAAACTTCGTTCATTAAACGCATACGTGGCTTGTCTCGTTTCTTATCCCAGTCACGTTCACGTTGTACTTCACCAAAAATCTTACAGCCATTGTTTCCATTGATATGAACAACAACAACCATAATGTAATCTGCGTACCAATCTTTTCCTA